CTTCACTACCAACTTCCCGTTCCTCAACAGTGTTAGTAGGAGACCAACCCCCCTTACTTCTCAGGTACAACTCAGCAGCTTTAAAATCCCCAGCTAACGCTTGTTCAACGACAACATTACCAATAGCAGCAGTTGTATCAAACTTTACTTCAGCTATGTCCCCACCATACAACTTATAGAAAGTAGAAGTAGAACTAGGTGCATGAGAATATTTCTGTATGGATGCCATAATATCTTTAACTGACACACCACTACTGATGCCCTTACGGACATGCTTACCTATAATAGCACTATATGGTAGTTTCTCTGCCATGAACTCTGAACATCCTTCAGTTCCGTACATGATGACTAATACATCACAAATAATATAGTAACGACAACAAGTATAACTCCCTCAATCATCGGCATGATCTCATCCTGTAATTCTAACTTGTCAGTGTTCATCATGGTTGACTAAGGGAGAAGACTTTAAAACAAGAATATAGTTGATACCTAGTACTCATGTAACTACTAATGTATAGCTGTTGTCTATAAACTATAATAGTAATAACCATAATAGTATAATACTATATAGTTTCTTTACTGTTGTTGTTACATCTGCTATACTTTAGTAGGTTGTCTACTACTATATAGCAACATTTTTTAGACTTACGCAACCCTACCTAAATAACTTTTTTCTACGTCGTTGATAACACACGAATCTTTTTTTATTTATTTTTCTGTTGTGTGACATATTTACCACACTTGCACTTCATGGTTGTAGGGTCAAACTAATTTTCTTATTTTATAGATATGGGTGGATAACCACGTCGATCAAATTTATACCCCATAAAGTATAGGGTCCCATACTAAAGGGTATATTGACATACCCCCGTAAGAATAACGAATTACCCCCGGATGTGACATAATTGCAACACTTTAAGCTATTGACACAAGTAATTGATACGAAACACAAAAGAATCATTGACAAAAGTAATTTCTTGCGCTCGACGGGCGAATCGGCAATGCCCTAGGCAATCATTTAATTGAACGCTTGTTCATTTAATTGGTAATAATAACAGACCAATATATAGCCAAGCGTTTGATGTGGTGTCATAATACCCCATGCTGTCACGCTCAATATTAGCGTTATACAGCAACACAAAAGAAAAAAGGCCCCTACCATACAGTAGAGACCTGAGTCGTTGTCCTATGGGGCTATTTATAGGACGTTAGAAATGCTTACTGTGTCCATTGCCGCCTCTTTATCTTTACGCCACTGCAGTAATTCATCGCGGTGCGGTGTATCCCAAAAATCTGTGCGATATATCTTGCGTCCCCACACCGCTAATAGGGGTGATTCATCGCCCAGCTTAGGGTGCTCATATAATGTAACACCATGTGCAGTGAATACTTGTGTGGGACGCATTCCGATAAATGTTCTCATTTTTGATGCAGTGTCTAATTGGCGTGTCATGTCATTTTTTCCTTGTGTTAAGTTGATGTACCATCAATAACAGGGATTCGTTATGGAGTCAAGACCAGAGTCGTTGTCCTATGGGGCTTATATCAAGTGTATTCAATAAAATCCTCCTCTGTATCGTTTGCATTAAATGCGTTTAAATAGTCTTGATACATCGCTGAGTCTCTTTCCAGTATATCAATGGACTCGTTGTTATCGTTCACATATCTAGGACGGAATCCGCGCCGCCTATATGAATCAGACTCGCCACATTGTGCAGCAGACTTTGCGACTAATTGAGCGTGTGTATTGTTGTGATAGGATATCATTATTTTATCCCTGTATGATGTACAATTATATATGTTCCGACTAGTATCGTTGCAACGTTAGCCAACCAGACTAGAGCCAAGCCTACTCGTTTTAGTATTACTTTATAGCGTTTCATGATTAGAATCCTTTTGGCATGATATAAACAATAGAAGACTCGGGGTATTCCTCGCGCACATATTCTGTGACGTTTTCCACTAGGTCGGGAACGCTAACAGTAACGCTGTATTCGTCGCCTAGTTCATCCGTCATAACTACATGATATTCGTTCATTGTGTTGTCGCTTTCCACTTTGCCAGTGTTTCTTTTTGTGCTGAGTTTAATGGCTCGAGTCCACTATCCCCGATATGATATAAGAAACTGGACTCAAGGAATCCTAGGGCGTACATATCGCCCTTACTTTTGAGCACGTCTAAGTATTCCTGTCTTTCTTCTAGTATTTCTTTAAATGATAGTTTTGTCATTACACCGACTCCAATTGTCTAATAGTGAATCCGCTTGTGTCTGTTCTTGCGTCCCCTTTTGCTTTTAATACTACATAGCTATTTGCTATATCACTAGGTCGATAATCATGTATGTCACCATTAGTCACCTTATAACCGTTATATAATCCGCTTGATATAGCCGCTTTATATACGCTTGACTCCATGCAAACAGCTACATTGCCACCCATTGCCATTACCTCAGCACACGCGGAGTCGTTGTTCTCTTTACGTGAAAACGTTAAATGATAATTGACTGGCATTTTACCATTACAGAATTTACGCATACGCTTAAGTATTGCCGTGTAATCATAAAATTGACAATCTGAGAATAGCGCCATGAGTCCGATGGTTTCGCCGTTATAATCAATAGATAGATTCTCTAGGGGCAGATCACTTGTACAGTTTAACCTATACGCTACCGCTTTACCTAGGGCCATGTGCTTACGCCTATGTGCTAACATCTCAAAAACTAGGACAGCCATAAAAGCCTTTCTCTGTTTAAAATAAGCTTGTGTTTTATTGACGCGAGATAACAATTTTGACTCCATATAGGCAGGGTTGCCGGCAGTATTTAAACAAGCGGCTATGCAACCCTCGGACGCTTCAGCGCAAGTATTGAATCCGCTTGACCAACTAGGGGCAAGATGGAGTCCACCTGTTTCTACCTCAACCACTTTCCCGTTCTTATTGATTTTAGGATTACCCCCATCCTTACACAGTAAAGAACATATCGGATGGCCGTTGTTTCTCAAATGACGTATTGCCGCCGCTTTTGAGTTGAAACCGTTTACAGTTGGTTTGATTGATTTATTGAGTAGGTTAAGCATGATCAGACTCCTTGTGTATTAAATGCCACGGCATCATGCCCAGCGGCCCTAAGTTCCTGCGCGACAACTTGCGCGTCGGATAAAGACATAAGCCTAAACTTACTTAATGGGGTGAATTGGCTAATTGATCCAACTGGGCGGGTTGCTACTGTATACGTCATAGGTTTGTGACTCCATATTCTTCATTTGAGTTGAAAGAGATGTTTTCATAGAAAGCGCGACTGTTTAAAACACGCAATGCGCCATTGTGGGTATTGTAGTGGCAACTTTTACATAACCATTTAATCCAAGTTTTTTTTCGCCTATCCCAATAACGCGAGTCGCTTAAAACAGACTTCTTTTTGTAGATTACGCTTGTCATTATTAAGACTCCTTGTGTTGTGTTGATTAAGACAGCTTGGAAATTTCAATATAATACTGTCTATTCTCAATTGGCAATTGATCAGTTGAGGGATAAAAGCCTTTTGCCTCATAAAACAATTTTGCAAAATGGTGTAGGTCAAAACAATCTAATCCGCGCAGATTCTGCGAATGTCTATTTGCATGTTTAATTAATGAATCCAAAGTTAAGTGATGTGGGCACGTTACAATCATTTCAAGACTCCTGTTTGTGTTGATTAAAAGAGCGCGATTATTAAGGACGCGATAAAAGTAAGAGCGACTATTTCTAAACCAGTCATATTATGACTCCTTGTTGTGTTGTTGTTTCGTTGAGACAATCAATAAAGAGGATTCGCCATAGAGTCAAACAAATAATTTCACATATATAAAGAGTATTAAATTGGTACAAAATACCTATACCAATAATAAACCAATTCACGAGTCGAGATTTTATGATCTGGGCATAGTCAAAAGCGAGTCGGGCTTGTACGGGCCTATTTTTGGGGTCTACGTCGATTTGATCTGATTGCATAGCAGTTATGCGCCGGGCGCATAGGTATAACAAGCGATCTGTACCTATGCAAGAAATGCATATTTGCTATGCGCCGGGAACATACCTAAATTATCGCTTGCAATCAAATTGAATCTATGATCTAAAAGAATCAGCCAATAGGTGAACGGGTTGATTCTCTCGAATCGATCGCAAAAAACACCAAAGGACTCCGCATGAAATATTGTTGCAAAAATACCACACATCGATCTGGCTGGGAATCTTATACAAGACTCACACATAGGGACTCTTATACAAGAATTATAGTCGAGTCTTTTAGTCAGGTACTATAGTCGAGTCTTTTAGTAAGGTACTATAGTCGAGTCTTTTAGTAAGGTACTATAGTCGAGTCTTTTAGTAAGGTACTATAGTCGAGTCTTTTAGTAAGGTACTATAGTCGAGTCTTTTAGTAAGGTACTATAGTCGAGTCTTTTAGTAAGGTACTATAGTCGAGTCTTTTAGTAAGGTACTATAGTCGAGTCTTTTAGTAAGGTACTATAGTCGAGTCTTTTAGTAAGGTACTATAGTCGAGTCTTTTAGTCAGGTACTATAGTCGAGTCTTTTAGTAAGGTAATCAAACAAAATCGAAAATCACCAGCCTCGACCCCCCTACAGTGGAAATTAAGAGTGACACCCCTACAGTGGAAATTAAGGGGTTGACCCCCACGGTGGAAATATGTATCAAGGTGGCAAGCCAAACGAATCATACAGTGGAGAGAATGATTATGTCGTACACAAATATAGAAGTCTCGGTAGATGTAGAGATGATGTTTGCATCTGGTGAGGTACATAGCTTCAGGCTCTCAGGTATTCCCTGCAAGTGGGTATGGGGTGAGACATCAAGAGAGGCGGCAGAGTACTGGGCTGCTTTTGAACATATATCTGACAATTACAAGTTTGATTGGATGAGCATAAAGTCTTGGGTAGGCTCACCCGTTAAAGATAAGGAGGTATAATATGGAAGAGTGTCAAGAATGTCAGGGCGAAGGTGTTTGTGAGTACGAACGCTGGGAGAGATATGGAGATACTTACGAGCCATATGCTGAGTATAGTATATGTGAATGGTGCTTAGGAACTGGACAACTGGAGAGTGATGATGATGACTGAAGAACTAGAGCAAGAACTGCGGATGTTAGGCGTACTGGATCACAAGACCCCTGCGGTGGAAATTGATGCAGAGCCTATGTGGATACGAGATGATGTTGTATTCGATGAAGATGGACAACCAAACTTTTAAATAGGAGAGACAAGATGAAATTAGATGTAAGAAAACTTGAGAACGTGGTCATGGCTGATGTACATATGTTTGACTTCCCTGACTTTGTTGATGCCTACGTTGAGTATGCTGAGATCAATGGTGTTGAACTTACAGATGCCCAGTACGATGAGGTGAATGAGAACTATGAGTTCCTACAACAGTCAGCTTATGAAAGTTTGTATTGACACTGACACCGAATTACTTCATACAGACAATCAGACATAAGGAGACATGACATGACTAAGGGTATCGTAATCAGCTTATATGACTACACAGGTGAGGCTCTCAAGCCTTGGGCAGAGGCAGGGTATGAGTGCTATGCGTATGATATTCAGCATGACCCTGATGTACCCAAAGCAGAGGTATTCAAGGGTGGTGGTAGCGTCCACTATCAACATGCTGACCTGCATGACTTTAATACCTACCGTCAAATTTTCAATCGTTTTATGGGTCATAATGTAGTTTTCGGTATGGCCTTTCCTGTCTGTACTGATCTGGCTGTATCAGGGGCAGCGTGGTTTAAGAAGAAGGCAGAGGCTGACCCATTGTTTCAACAGAGGGCTGCACAACACGCCATTGATTGTGCGGGTCTGTTTGATGATCTTGGTTGTCCTTACTTCATTGAGAACCCTGTATCTGTGTTGTCAACTCTATGGCGCAAGCCTGATTATAACTTTCACCCGTATGAGTATGGTGGATATATCCCCTATGGCGAAGAACAGCACCCTAAGTGGCCTGAGT